ACGATCCCTATGGAAGATGATTGGTGAGTTTGGAGATGATCTAAAAGACATCATCATATGGGATAAGGGTAATGCCGAACCTGCAATACTCGAAGGTGTCATCAATCGACAGTCAGAACTCATACTCGTATTTGATAAAGATTATCCAATCGCCAGACAGTATCGTAAAAAAGGTAGATTTGCCAGAGGTACACTAAATGATATATGGCAGATCAATAGAGAACGTGGTAAGGGTGGACATGGTGCTACATTCCCACAGGAGTTGATAAAGAAGATATTAGTAAACTTCTCAGATGAAGGAGACTTGATATACGATCCTTTTATGGGTACAGGAACAACTGCACTCGTCAGCAAAAACCTAAATAGAAATTATATAGGTAGCGAACGAAGTGAACACTATATAAAGATAGCAGAAGAAAGATTGTTTCAACCATTGGAGATATTCAAATGACACTAACACTTTATACTCAAAACAAATGTAACTGGTGTGATCGATTAAAAGACAAATTGAAAGAATGGGGACACGAATACAAAGAGGTTAATATCTCAGAAGAAGGAAGTGGTCTTGCAAAGGACTTTCTGAAACATCAAGGCCACAAAACAGTTCCACAACTGTACCAAGGACAAGTTAATATGATACAAGGGCACTCTACTGAACTTACAAAGTCTTTACTCGAATCAAGAATTGTGGTAGAATACCCTGATATAGCAGAAGCGAGTTTTTAATGAATCCATTTGAATATGTTAATTCGATCAATATGACCAAGAAGGATATAATGATTGACGATCTTTCCGAGAAAGCATATGCACCATTTATGATCAATAGATCCTTATCATACTTTAATGATACTGTTCTCATGGCAAATGAAATGAATATAAAACATCATCTGGACGCAAAACTACAATACCAATTTCTTATAAATATTGTCAGGAAAAGAAAACGCTTTTCCAAGTGGATTAAACCTGAGTTAGACAATGACATCGAAGTGGTTAAAGAGTATTATGGTTATAGCAATGAAAAAGCACACCAAGTTCTACCGCTTCTCTCTAAGTCGCAACTCGCGATATTGAAAGAAAAGGTGAATAAAGGTGGAAAAAGAAAATAATAATAACGTCCAGTGGACTCCATCCAACATGCTAGAAATTACTTTGAACGAACCAGATGATTTTCTGAAGGTTCGGGAAACACTTACTCGTATTGGTGTAGCATCACGGAAAGACAAGAAACTGTTTCAGTCTTGTCACATACTACACAAACAGGGAAGGTACTTCATAGTACATTTTAAAGAACTGTTTTTATTAGATGGAAAAAAATCAAACCTAGAAGAGAATGATATAGAACGTAGGAACACTATTGCTACGTTACTGAGTGATTGGGGATTGGTTACATTCGCAGTACAACAAACATTACCTGTTGCACCATTAAGACAAATCAAGATAATACCATTTAAAGAAAAAACACAATGGGAACTCTGTCCAAAGTATAATATAGGAAATAAATGACGTGGACTAGTAAAAAGTTTGATGAGACTATTAGGAAGAAAGACCACTATCAATGGCGGTTCGGAGATCGAGACTTAGAACTCGATTGGAACTCAATGATCGATTTGTTTGATAACCATCCTATGGATAAGATAGGTGGCAATGTAAATAAGATGAATTATACTTTATTATCATTTGAAAGACGTCCATCAGCCCCCAAACAGTTATTAAATATGGTGGAACAGTTAAAGAATAAGTTTCACAAGAATACAGTATCTTTAATTTGTTTTGGATCGTTTGGTAAAACCGCAAAGAGTTTTAATATCCACAGAGATACGATGGATGTGATATACATGCAAGGTTTGGGTGAAGTGGATTTTTCTATCTGGAAATGGATAGGTAAGGACGGGATAAAATTACCAGACAACATTGATCACGGTAACCGTAATGACGTAAAACAAATATTTAAAAAAAGATTTAAGAAATATGACATATGCTGGATACCAAGAGGAACATACCACTTGATACAGCCAGTAGGTACTAGAGTTGGATTCTCATTTGGTGTAGAAGGAGATCCAGACCCGTCAACATACATATGATGTATTATTACCACAGTGCATAACAAATATGCATAAAGGTATTGACTTTAAGGGTAAAAAGGTTTATATATACTACAGAGTTGCAGAAAATCTGGACTCGTACATCTTGCTTGCAAAAGGAGAAAACAATGACAGGCGTACAATCACTATTTCCCCGTGGATCATTCATAGGATTTGACCACTTATTTTCAGAACTAGATCATGTCACACGACATGCAAACGATCACTATCCCCCACATAATATTGTAAAGGTTGATGAAGAAACATTCTTGATCGAACTTGCGGTAGCGGGATTTTCCAAAGATGAACTGGACATCCAGTTTAAGGATCGGACACTAACTGTAACAGGGGAACATGTCAGCAAAGGTAGAGAGTTTATTCATCGTGGTATATCTACGAAGAAATTCAAACGCACCTTTAGGTTGTCAGAATATGTAGAAATACACGGAGCAGATCTAGTGGATGGAGTTCTCGCAATAGACTTGAAGTTCGTTCTTCCCGAAGAAATGCGTCCTCGCAAAATTAACATTGGTAACAGCGAGGAAACCAAACATGACACTAAGCAACAACTTAATGAGACTAACTAGTCCATTCGTATGGTTAGGTAAAAACATCCGAGAAGGAAGACAACGTTCCGCAAATTGGGAAATTGCACAAATGTTACGAGATACAGAATATCGAAACGAATCGTTAGAAACAGTATACATAGCATTATGCAACCATGACCTTAAAAGTTTACGAGGTTATCCTATAAAATGATCAAAAGGATACTAGGATGGTTTAAACTACCTTCAATCGATCTACATGAAGAATACCTATCAAGGTCAGTAGACATGTGCGATTTAGAACGAAGACTAGAAAAAATAAGACACAGATCCCATATTGTATGGTGATAAATAAGGGTAGACTGTAATGGTCTACCCAATTTTATTACATGAGGTGTGGCAATGGAATATGAAGAAGAAGACTGGGAAGAAGACTTTTCAGAGTTTGATTACTTAATGACTGCCTTAACCATCTATTGTATGACTGATATGACCAAAGAACAATATTGGAATATAATAAATCACGTAGGTGACGGATTTGAGTTTGACGCAGCGGTGGACGTACAGTCTAGACTTAATGATATAGTTAGGCTGCACAATAATAAAGTATTGACACCCTCTCAAATGAAAATGTTGATTGACCACCAAAGAAAGTTTATTGATGATACTAAAGGATGATAAGGGAACTACAGTAGATTACTTCTGGAATTTTCCTTATGAGATTGAAAATATAGGTTTAAGTTTATCAGGTGGAATGGATTCCGCATTGATCCTATGGTGTCTCGTTGAGATGCTCAGAGGTAGAGAACATCTTGGTAAAGATGTAAAGATATGGTGCACTCATGGATACGATATCACTAGAAAGAATGCCCACTCATACGAATCAGCACAGAGAGTTTTAAACTGGGTAAAGTGGCATCAGAAAGATACTACTATGATCCAACCGTTGCACGTATTTGCATATGAAAAAAAAGCAGATGTCAGTAAAGAAGTTCTACACAATGCTAACTATGAATACATTCAACGCAGATATAAAGTTCCATTTATAATCAGAGGTGTTACACAGGGTTGGGATAAAGACCGTCCGTTAGCAAAGTCTGGTGATAAAAATGAAGTAGAACTAAAAGAAATTGCTAAAACAACTTGGGTACTGCCATTTGGTGGAGTAGATAAAAAGTTTATTGCATATCAATACAAACGTCACGAACTACATGGTCTGAGAGCAATCACTGTATCTTGTATTGGGGATTCCAAAACACCCTGTCAAGAATGTTGGTGGTGTCAAGAAAGATTCTGGGCATTTGGTGATTATGACGGTGGACAAAAGAAACGAATCGTGTTATAATAGTTACATGAGTTTTTATACATCCGTCGCCAGATATGGCAATCAAATATTATATCGTGGGTACACCGACAACGGTACACCTATATCCCAAAAATACAAGTTTTCACCGACATTATTTGTACCTTCAAACAAACCTAGTGATCAGAATTATGATGCAGACAGGGGATGGAAAACACTGCATGGACAACCAGTCCAAGCAATAAACTTCAATACTATGCGTGAAGCAAAAGACTTCCAAGAACAATATAAAGATGTGGATAGTTTTGATATACATGGTAATGGTAATTTCATACACCAGTTTATCACATCCAAGTTTCCCAAAGAGATCCAATGGAAACGCAGTGATATTAACGTGGTCAACTTCGATATCGAGGTTGCATCGGACGATGGGTTTCCCCACGCTGCTGAAGCACTACATCCAATCGTTTCTATTGCACTCAAGAGTTCTA